AGAGTGCCGGTCATATGTACTAATCGGTTGACAACCCCCCTAGCATACTCGCAAAATGAGGCGCATGGCGATCTCAAGTGGTATGCAGCCGGGTACGGCAGTACCCGTGCAGCCCGGCGGCGGGTTGATTAGAATTGTCTCTAACCAGCAACTGGTAGAGAAAGAGAAGGCCGCAGAGCGCGAATCCCGAACACGAACATCAGATTTACCGATGAGTCAGCTCGCCCAGCACATCAGGGCGAGAATGACTGACATGCGCAATTTCCGTAACGCTGAAGGCATTAGCGAACGGCTCTTGTCTGCGCTACGTACCTATAAAGGTATGTACGACGTAAACAAGATGAATGAGATTAAGAAGTTTGGCGGTAGTGAGGTTTACGCCAGAATCACCGCAACAAAATGTAGGGCTGCAACGGCTCTACTGCGAGATGTATTCCTTGGGCCAGAACGACCGTGGGATATTCGACCAACCCCTGACCCTCTAACCAAGCAAGAAACAGCGGGTCTTCATTCTGTTGCCGCCATTTCGGTGCTTGACTATCGAGGGCTTCATGTACCTTTATCTCCGCTTCTCTTACCTGGGAGTTCACTGTGGTTTGCACAGCTTCCTCTGCCAGAGAAAGGCGCTGCTCCAGGGGTTGAGTCAGTCCCTGCACATCAACGGCTTCTTTAGCAGCACGCTGAATAAAGTCGTACAGGTCAGGCCCAAATTCCCTAATTTCATCGTCTTTAACCAGGCGCTGAGGGGGAGTAGGTGCAGACGCCCCAGCATTAGGCTGTGGAGCAGCGTTACCTTGGTTAAGCGATGCGAGCAAGGTTTGTGTATTCGTCAACTGCTGACGCATATCACGGAGCCCTTGCTCTTGCTCCTGTGCCTGCCGGGTTAAACGCGGAACTTCCGCATTGTATTTACCCTGCAAGACTTTGTATTTGTGTTCAGCTGCTGCCAGTGACTCCTCGACCGTCAGGGTGGGAGGGTCTGCTGGTGCAGGTGGGTCAGTCGGGGGATCTTCTGGTGCAGGAGGATCAGCCGGTGGGTCTTCTGGTATTACAAGCTCAACCGGTGCAGGCTGCTGTTGCTGAGCGGCAAGCGCTTTAGCTTGCTCCTCAATGAGTTCATCAGCTCGGGCGGCTGCTGCTTGTACTGCTTGTGGGAGAGCGCTCATTGCGTATTCTTCCTATACCTGTTTCAACTTAAATTTTTCAAGTAGCGGTGGAGCTTCAGCATAAGCCTCACGGATTCGTTGTAGGACTTTGACCCCTCCCTGCGCTCTGTGCAGTTCGGGTCCTTCTCCATCAACGCATCGTTGAGTCTCCTTAGCTTCGTATTCCGTAAGCCACGTTAAAAAATCACTAAAATCCCGGCTAGACCGGAGATTCGTAAAAGCCAGTGCCGACCGTTCGTCTAGCTTCAAGGAATCAATCCCCAGTCCCTCAGCCTCTCCACTTCGTCACGGAAACCACCATCCGGTTCCTCATGAACGATGCCCGCCTTCGATTGATCTCTCTCACGACGACGTTCGGGAGGTGCATAAGCTCCTGGGATATTGATGTCATGTATCCCGTGGATACCTGACAGTCGAATCTCCTCTACGCACTTGCCTTTGGTGTAGGTCTGACCGAAGGTAACTATCTTCGACATTAGTACTTCCTACTTGGGCCTGGCTTCACGCCCGGCTTATTCATGCCACCGGCCTTGTGCATTCCGCCACCATAACCACTCGGCAGACCAGACGTACGGTCTGTCGCCAGATCACGATTGCCCTTGGTGTCGCCCAGAAACTGATCCTGGTGCGCAAACATTGCGTGAGGCTCGCCGGTTTCGCCATCCGTAAACATTGGATACTCATACCGGTTCGGGGCCAGATCACGATTGCCTTTCGTGTCACCCAGAAATTCATTCTGGTGAGTATAGGCTGCGTGTTTTTCACCTGAACCACCGAGACCTCTGTAATAGTCTGATGTCGGCATCTCAACTACTCCTGAAAAGATTGAGAAATCGGGCCAAGATTACCAGCACATATAAGGAAATGCTAGTAATTCATCCCGTGCGAACCCTTGCTGGGGGCGTTGTGTGACAGGGGGTATCCGCTAACGACCCCACCATGCTTCATGGCTTTACCCGCAGCATAGTTGGGGGAGGGCGTATTCTTAGTGACTGGCGGGACTTTCCCACCATGCTTAAGCCCAAGAGCGTCCATCTGTTCCTTACGAGCGCTCCGAAGCCCACCGATTGCTCCTCCAAGAAGCCCACCGCGCTTCGTTCCTCTTTCGACAGCACTGGGAGCCGCACGTAAATCTGAGGGTGGCTCGGGACGACGGCTAGGCTTTGCCTTTCCACCGTCGGCATATTTCATTGAGTACTTTGATTTTGGCATTAGCTTATCCTCCAGCTCTCATACCGGGTCTTCCAGTAGCATTATTCGACATGGCTTTCTCAGCCCCTGACTGTTCCCTTACTTGTTCCGGCGGAGCCCTAGGGTCGTCAGGACCTGGGACTTGACTCGCCGGAGGCGCGTCCGTAGCTCCCGCAATAGTGGACTGAGCTTGGGCCTGTTGCGCCAAGCTGTCTGCAAGCTCGTCTGCATCTGGGAGAATGTTCTCGTGATCCAATCCCAAATTCGACGCCACATTTCGTAGAACATTAGCTCTCCCCTCTTGACCAAGAATCTCCATATCAATCGGGTTAGCGGTGAGCTGTAAGAACTCGAGTTGTCGCATACGGTCCTGTTCACGCTTCACAGCGTAGTTCACACCCTTCACATCAATAGTCTCGTCACCACGGAGCCTACCCGGTTCCGTAATCATGATGGTATCGAACAGCTGTTTGAGGATTGGCTTCGTAATGTCTTGGTCAATTTGAGCAGCAACATTCTGAAGTGTCTTGGCTGCGTTTGACATGAGCATTGCCAATCCAGAGGCTGTTCGACCGGCACCACCTACCTTCTCGCTACCTGTCATGTAACGAGGAAGGGAGCTGATCTCGTCACCCATCACCGACCACTTTTCATACACAGCTAAGAGTTCAGCGGCGTTGGATTGTGGCTGGTAGAAATCAATAGGTTTGGCAGAGGCGCTGGAAATCAATGGATCAAAAGCTACATGCCAACGCTTCCACGGAAAGAGACCGTCGTCTTCGCCTGGCTGCAATACCTCATCGTTGATGATGACCTGCGGGCCAGATGCGATAGAGAGGTTATTCACGAGCGATCTGGCAGCGGCGTTACAAATCTGCTGCACATCTTCTAACAGGTCTGGTAAAGCATACCCGATCAATGCACCGGGAATTTTCTCGAACGAGCTAATCATGTAGGGGGCTCGTGCGTCAGGACTGGGGTTGAGCTGGACCTTGATGACGAAGCGATCAATCATCCAAGCGGAGACATGGTACTCAGCAAGTGCGTCAGGAATCTCCTCCTCTGTCATTCCCCACTCACGTAACAAAGTGCCTGACACGCTGCCTGTAAACTGAGCGGTGTCGATCAGGGTAGTAGCTGTTCTGGCCCAACGCTCACGGTCTTCTAGCTCAGCCCGTTCTGTATCAATGGTGTCCCACCACTCGTGGAGACCTGAGTTGTAGAACTCTGCTAGGACTTGGTCAATTTCGTCGTTCCTGTACCCCGGCACACCTTTCAAGGCTATAAGCTCAGAGCGAGTAAGCCGTTGACGTTCTACAAAATCAGCTTCTTTTATTTTGCCTGCGCCAGGGGACCAGTAGAGATCAAATGGAGACACACGTTCCCAAAACATCTTAGGCGTGTACTCAGTCGTTGCTTTCCCATTAACCCACTTGATCTGAGTAGATCGACGTATGACCGGACCTTTCATAACAGCGTACGGGAAGATAGGCAGGTCAACTAGGAACTCTGCAAACGCTTCATAGAAACCTCCTTCAACTAGAAGGTCATCTATGTAGGCGACGGCTTTTTTAGCCTCTGTTTTTGCTTGTTTCTTCGCCGCTCGTTGAGCGCTTTTACGGAGTGAACCAACACGATCAACAATCGCTTGGTCGTCAATCTCCTCTCCTGTAGCCACGATGGTAGCCACCTCAACACTGACAAGCTCAGCGATTTGAGAATGAATATCGTCAGGGATTACAGGGTCAGGTGTTGGTTGAATATCCCACGGTCGTTCTGGCCCAAGGAATACATCTCGCAGTAGAGCCGTTGCAGCCCTACATTTTGTTGCGGTGATCCTGGCGTAGACCTCACTACCACCGAACTTCTTAATCTCGTTCATCTTGTTTACGTCGTACATACCTTTATAGGTACGTAGCGCAGACAAGAGCCGCTCACTGATGCCTTCAGCGTTACGGAAATTGCGCATGTCAGTCATTCTCGCCCTGATATGCTGGGCAAGCTGACTCATCGGTAAATCTGATGATCGGGACCGAGCTTCTCGCTCTGCAGACTTCTCCTTCTCTACCAGTTGCTGGTTAGAGACAATTCTAATCAGCCCGCCGCCGGGCTGCACGGGTACTGCCGTACCCGGCTGCATACCACTTGAGATCGCCATGCGCCTCATTTTGCGAGTATGCTAGGGGGGTTGTCAACCGATTAGTACATATGACCGACACTCTCCCAGCCACAGTAAATGATGACCTTGAGCTAGCACACCTCAGCGCTACTATCTGCGCAGAATTGGCTGCAGGTCTAGCTGACGCCAAGGGAGTCAGAGGAAAGTATCAAATCTCTGATGCACAGTGGGCCAAGCTCAAAATCAACAAAGCATTCCGCAGTATGCTTAAGGACGCTGTAACCGAGTGGAGCGGTGATCTCAACGCTGGCAAGCGTATAACAAAGAAGGCCGAGATTGTTCTCGAAGACTCTATCAGCGTACTGTACGAGATCGCCCAAGATAAAGAGAAGCCATCACAGCAGCGTATTGACAGCATTAAGCAGATGGCTGCACTTGCTGGGCGAAACGCCCGTGAAGCTGCAGGGGCGGGGGTGGGCTCTGGACACGCCGTCATCAACATTCATATTGATACCGGCGAAGCAGCGCCTACGACCGTTACTATTGAGGGCGAGACCGTCCCCGAACTTGAAGCTGCTTAAGTCCAGCTGGCTGCTGAAATCCTAGGCGTAGTAGGCTTCCTGTCACGCTGCCGAGCGATGATCTTCCCAACGTAGTTCCCGTTTGTTGACAGCGACATATATTGAAGGCAGTCAGCAAGGTCAGACCACGGGTGGCTCTTTTCAGGTTTTTCTTCTAGCTGCCCCGTCGTCTTACGCCGGTAGCGATACCAGAACTTCATCGCCTGTACGAGATTCGGACAGTTCGCGCCGTTGATAATCAACATAGGACCGGCGTCCACCTGATGCAGGAGGAGCTGTTCTACTGCGCGTAGCCGTGGCTCCACGTCGTTCGTTGGCGCTGCATATATTTTGAAGCCAAGTCGGGTAAGAGCGTCGAACGGAGACTCCTCTGAGATTTGCCCTTTGTATCTGCCAGAGGGATCACCAACCATGAACATCTCTTTGCCCATGTAATCTTTATGGATAGCAGGGCGTAGCGTACTCGTGATGAACTGCTCGATGCCCATGTCTACGGATATGCATTCGTTGTGGATTACGAGCCTGCCACGGTTGTCTATCTGGCCGATGAGTGTCGCAGGCGTACGACCAAAGTCCTGCCCGAGCATCAAGGGCATACCTTCT